GTGCTACGTCTTTTGCACGAGTATCAGCAGAGCGGGTTACTCTGTCATTTTCAGGTTTTAAAAACCTTCCCTTATCGTCTCTATCCATATCTATTACCTTTTTACGAATTTTGCGTACTCATTTAATGGTACGTTTAATTTTTTTGCCATCTGTACTTCAGAAGGCGATAATCTTACTTGCTTTTTACCAGGCTTTGCAGACGTATCTGCTCTACCTGCTGAAGCAACCCTTTGTGTTGGTTTCTTTGAACTTTCTGATTTAGAAAAATCATTTGGAAACTTAGCACGAAGTCTGTTATCAACCTCAGTATAGTACTCATCGCTCTTAGGATCAAATCCTTCATCTTCTACTAATTGTTTATGAACTGTAAAAGCAGCGTTAGTCATTATCTCGTCATTACCAAACCACTCATTTTTTTGTGCCCAAGCTGTTGCTTTTTCATCAGGTTCAGGCATTGGAGCAGGTTGTGCAGGTTGTATTTGAGGTTGTGATTGAAGCACTTCCTGTGTTTGTGCTTTCTGTTCTTCTTGATATTCAAGTTGAGATTTAGAAGATTGAATTTTATTTTCTTCTACCGCTATTTTAGAAATAATATCTTGTGCTTTTGCAACTTTATCAAAATCTTGTTCTTCGTATGCAGATTTCATAGCAGACTGAGCTTGTATTTTCTGTGACTTCAATCTATTTTCAGCTTCTGTTAAATAAGATTTATCAGATTCTGAAGTTCTTACTTTAAGATTTTTATTTTCTTCTTGTAATTGATTGGCATAAGTAAACGCTGATTCACTTGCTCTTTCTGCTTCTCTTAATCTACGAGTTAAAGTGCTTATTCTTTTTTGAACTCTGTCAGAATATTGTTCTAACTCTTCTTCACTTTTTTCTGAACTTTCTGTTTCAGAAATTTCTTCAACAGCTTCAACTTCAACGTTTTCGTTTTCTGTTTTAGATTCTTCAGTCTTTTCAGCTTCTAACTCAACAACTGTACCTTCTTCAACATTTTCTTCTTTAGTTTTTTCTTCACTCATTTTTTTCTCCTATACTGCAACGATATCGGTTGGATCGTGTATGGTTGCTATTACCTCGTCATCGTTGATAATTCTGCATTCTGCATCATCACCAAGTTTGAATCTGGCACCAGCATAACGGCCAATCAATACCCATTGTTTTTCTTGACACCAAGCCTTATTACCAAACTTAGCATCTTGATAACAAAGTGGTCCCATTTTTACTACATATGCACAAACCGTTGATAATCTTTCTCTATCAACATGATCTTGGGTCAGTACAATACCGCCTTTAGAAACTCCAAGACCTGCAAAAGGTAGAATTAACATTCTCCATCCTGTAGGGTTGGGCATTCTTTCTAAAGTTGATTTATCTAAAAGGGTTGGATCTAATACTTTCGTATTTGGATCAACATAAGCTTTATCAACCTCTGTACCAGTCGCTTCGACATTTTCAGAAATTGATTTGTTTTCTGCTTCGATTTCTTTTGCTACGTGATCAGGAATGACCACTTTGTTCGTCTTCGTCATCTTCTATTACTTTTCCAAGCAGCTCTCTTAATTTTATTTCTAATTGGACCAGAGCTGTATATTGTCCACGTAGAAACTCATATTGACCAATATCTTTGACACCAGCCAGTAATGTGTCTTTTACAGCTTCCTGTTGTTCATGAAGCTCTTTTATAAGTTTTTCTCTTAACCAAAGTACTGACATTAATATACGCCTGAGAACTTAGTACCAAACTCTGCTATTCCAGCGCCTCGTACTTTACCCTTACCCATACCAGGTTGCGGGTTAGTGTTCACGGATACTTTTTCAGTTTTTTTAAGAGGAACGCTACCTTTGTTACTGTAGCTTTGTTTCTTTAAAATTTTCATTATTTTTGTATTATAAGTTACTTTTTATATTTTTGAATTAAATCTTGCATTTTAAGTTGTTTTTGCAATTCCATACGATCACGTGTTAAGTCAGCTTTTTCATCAGCAATATTTGCTTGAGTTTGTATTCTTTGGACATCAATTGAATCTTCTCGACGTGCTTCTTCAGATCTTCTTTGTTGGTCAGCAATAAATTGTTGTTGTTCTTGTTGTAACTCTTGACCTTTTAATGCAAGTTCTTGTTTTCTGATTGTAACTAATGGGTCTTCATCATTTGGTGAAGATACTTGTTGAGTAAATTCAACCATTAACTCGGATAGTATAGGTGCAGAGAACTGAGCTACCATTTGTTGCATCTGATTGCGTATCTGTGCTTGCTGTTGTTCTGGTATTTGTTGCAGTTGTGCTTCTAATTGATCGTATTGCTGTCTCATCTCAGGTGGCATCTGTTCCATACCCATATTATCTGCTTTCATTTGTAAATGTTGCATGATGTGAGAATGAATCATAGCCTGTATAGCCGCATTAGACTGTACTGGTGGTGTGTTGAGTAAACTCATGTGTATAGAAATATGTGCATCATGATTCTGTTCAGGAAATGCTTGTGCAGGTTGTCCCATCAATAACATATTATTCTCCATACCAGCTTCAATTGGTTGTGGGTCATTACTTGGTGGTGGCACCAGCAATTGATCAGGATTTTCTACACCGATAGCTGCATACATTCTTCTATATGACTCATAAATACCGTCTGGTCCATGTATGTCGGGGTTTGAATTTACTAACTGCATCATTTCTTGTGCCATAGCTATTCTCTGAGCAGTACTAAATATATCTGGGTTAGAAACTGGAATTATATCAACTCTGTTATTAAAATCTTGTGCACCAACTTCTTGATTTCCTTCAGGTGTCATGTATGGATATTCATTAGGCAAATATTCTTGGAACACATTTGATAAAATTTTAAATTCTTTACGTTGAGCGTTATGCAGTCTTTTATGTATGGCTGATAAAACTTTTGTTGATCTTTCTAACAGAGCCATTGTAGTTCCAACTGGTGCTTGTGAGTTACCTTGACCTGTATTTATTTCTGCTATAGATGCAAAGGTTTTTCCAGAGTCAACCAGAATACCAAGCAGATTTAATAAGGTAGCACTTGGTTCTTTAAATGGTAATGGTTGTATAGATTCTCTTAGAGAACCACCAGGGGCATCTACATCTCTGAATTCTCCAGGCTGTAAAGGGGTGTCTTCATCCCTTATACGTATACCTCTCGTCTTAAACCCAGCAGGTAGGTTTGCGAGGGTACCTGCATCAATTAATTGCCTCATAATGGATGTAGATGCTTTTGAAAGTCCACCTATCATGTGTGTCAGTCCAAAACCATAAAAGCCTAGACCTGGCAAAAATTTAAAATGTACGAAATATTCAATTTTGTTTTTTAGAGGATCGTCTTCTTTAAAGTTTCTTCTGATTGAAAGAACTTTATTAGAATTTGAATCTATTGTAACTATATATGGGAGCTTTACTCCTGTTGGGCCATCTTCCCCCATATCCTCAAAGCCTGGAATGTCTAAATTTGCGTGTATTTCATAAAGTACTGCGACCTCACCATCATCATAGCTAGGTTGCATGCCTGTTAATTTATCTAGTTCTTCACTAACTTCGCTAGTTTGTGCAGCATCGTCTCCTAATTCGATAGAAACATCACGATAAAATCCAATATTTTGTAATTTTTTAACTTCATTTTCAGATAATTTAACTATATTAGTGATACGGCCACAAGATTCTAAATCTGTTGTGTAATATGGCACTAATAAGTCTTCTGGTGCTACAAATTTAGAAACAGCACGACCTAAAGTATCGTCATAATAGATTTTTTTGAATGCTGACCCCGCTAACGGTAAATAGAAAAGCAATTGATCTAATTCTTGATCGTATTCTTCCATCTTGTGCACAATTTGATAGTTCATAAACTCTTTGACTCTTTGTGCTTGTAGTTCTACGTTTGAATCATAGTTACCTAAAACTTGAGTTTTTACTGGGCCGCCTGATGGTAGGAGTTCTTTGTAGGCTTGTGCTTGAAAAGAAGTAACTGCTTCACCTAATAATGGGTGTATGACACCTGAAGCACCTTCAAATGGTTCTGATCTGTCTTCATCGAACTTCATACCCAAGTATTTCAGACCGTCTTTATAAGTTTTTTCCCAATCGGCACGTGAAGATTTATCTACTTCTATACCAGCTATTAGATCAGAAGCTATTTTGTTAAGTTCTGATTCTTCTATTGATTCTGCTAGATTGTCGTCAAAACCACCAACGCTTGTTTCTTCAACTTCTTCACCTAAGATAGCACTACCATCTTCCATCATAGTAAACCCTTCTTCATCAGGAGATTGAACTAATTCAACGTTTTCTAAAAATTCTTGTTCTTCAGGAGTGCTAGCAACTATTGGTGTGCCATCTAATCTTTCTATTGCCATTAATGTATTTGCCTTTCTGTATAACTTGTTATGTCAGTATAAGGAAACATTTCCCCAACTAGCTTTAATTTTAGTTCTTTTGCTTGTACATTAGCAACCTCTAGAGAAGTTGCCATTATAATAGGACCATCTTTTAACCGACCATCCACTTCATACTCTGTCATATAGAACTGAATCATGTTAATAATATACCCTCTTTATAGGTGCTTTGTCTTCTTCTTCATAGTCGGTACCCAGCGAAACTAAACCACCTTCACGAAAACGCATTAAAGCTTGAGTCATTGTATCACACAAATCATCGTGAGCTGCGAAAGGGAAAGAAGCACATTCTTCTATCATATCTTCGGCAAAAGCTTTTTGTGGTGCCCAAACTAAACCTGATTCAAAAATCGGCGCTACCGCATGCATCCTGGCATGTTTGTCATGTCCACGAGAAGGAGAATAATTAACAACTGGTATGCCTAATCTTCTGAGCTCATGTGTCAAAGGTGTACCTGAAGCTTTAGCTTCTATTAGAACCATATCAGGATCCCAATATTTATATTCTTCCATAGCTTTATTTTTTAAGTCTGGAAAGTCCCAACGACCTTTTTGACAGTCAAGTAGAATAATAGAATCGGGCGCACCATCAGATGGCCTAAACACGCCCCAAGTAGATATGGCGCTGTAGTCAGCAGTTTGTTTCTTACTAAAGGCCGTATCATAAGATTGTATTATATACTGGACGGCAGGCAGACTATCGTGTGTCCACTCATTCCACCAGTCTCTTTTGATAATTGAACCTTCTTCTGCGGTTGGAGTCTGCATCCATTGAGCATTCCATTTAATACCAGGCAAAGAAGCTTTGACCTTGAGTAATTCGTCTATCGGCCAAAACTCAGGCCACAAAGGTTTTTCGGTATCAGGGAAGATAGCAGGAAACTCTATCACTTCCCATTGATCTGCCATAGGCTCTTTTTGAGCATCCAATAATCTTTGGGTCAAATCTATCTGACTCCAACGGGTCATAACTAAGACAATAGCCCCTTTTGGTTGTAAACGTTGACGAGGTCCAGAAGTGTACCATTCCCAAGCACCTTCCATAGCATTCATACTAAGAGCCTCCTGTGCGGACTGTGGGTCATCAATTATCAATAAGTCCGCACCACGACCTGTCATAGCTCCGCCAACACCAGCAGCGAAGTATTCGCCCCCTTTGTTTGTCTCCCAACGACCAGCAGATTTAGAGTCAGCCGATAGAGTCACTTCAGGAAAGATACCTCCATACTCTTCAGTATCC